AGCAGAAGACGGCATACGAGATGAGCGCTAGTCTCGTGGGCTCGGAGATGTGTATAAGAGACAGGTATATAGTTATGCAAAAGAAGAATAGAACGAGGTGAATACGATTGACTGATGTGTATTGTGAAAAGAGAAGATGCTTAAACAATGTTAAAGGTTGGTGCAAAGCGAACGGCATTCATATTGATCATATGTGTAAATCGTATGCGCCATCACATTCTTTAGTAAAAATAAAAACTGCAAAGGTACATAAGGAATGCGGTAAATATAAGCAGAATAAGAGTGTATTAAAGTAGCACGGCACCGTCACGAAGATGAGCTCCGTATGTCTCGTCGTAAAAATAAAAAAATAAATTTAAATTATACCGTGTTTTGTTAAATTTTTGAGCAATTTTTTTGTGGGTCCTTCTAGCAAAAATTAAAAGCATGCGGTGGCCGAGACCCCAAAAATTGCCTAGATTTTAATTTTTTTATGACCTTGCTAGTGATACAGGTAATGGAAGGAGGCTGATTGATAAGTGAAAATTACAGATGATTTGAAAACAGCAACGGCCTCGCAGTCGAACCTGGCAAAAGCACTTGGGCTCTCGCGTCAACGTGTTTCGCAACTGCTCCAAGAAGGAGTTTTAGCAACGGATGAAAAGAACCAAATTCTGGTTATCAAATCCGTTATCAATTATGTCAAATATAAGGGCCAATCTTCTGCTGAAGAGGAAAGCAGTTTCGATGATGCGATATTCGAGGTTGAAAAGGCCAAGAATGAACGTGCGAAACGCAAGATTGCTGAGTTGAAGCTAGCCAAAATGAACGGCGAAGTGTACTCAGCAGATACTGTAGAACAGGTAATGACAGAAATGCTCGTGAATTTGCGTACACAATTGTTAGGATTGCCAACTAAATTGGCGCCACAATTACAGAACGTAACAAAAGAGGAAGCATATAACTTGTTAACTCAAGAAATTGAGGATAAATTATCTGAATTAAGTGAATATACGCCGTCATTATTCATGGATAGCGATGAATTAGACGATGATAAAGCGCCAAATTAGGTGCTTTTTAATGCAAAAAAAGGAGGTGATAGCATGAAAACGGCAAAAGAATTGTGGCAATATGTCTCTAAAATGGGTCTAAAACCACTACCTAAAACCAGTGTTAGCCAATGGGCCGACGATTATCGCATGCTATCACAAGGCCTTTCTGCTGAACCAGGGCGTTGGAAAACGAGTAGAGCACCATATCAAAAAGATATTATGGATGCTTTCACGCAACCTGGGATCAATCGTGTAGTGGTTAAGTCAGCGTCACAGGTCGGGAAGGCTCTTGATGTAGAAACACCAATTATGACAATTACAGGATGGAAACGCATGGGCGATTTAACCATTGATGATCAAGTTTTCGATGAAAATGGTAATCCTGTTCGAATCTTAGCAGTTAGTGAAGTGTGGAATAACAGACCTTGTTATGAAATTCGCTTTTCAGACGGAGCAGTTATCATCGCTGATGAAAACCATGAGTGGTGCGTAGATACTGATAAAAAGCAAGGCGTAATTATTGATACGCATACCATTAGTCAAACCTATAAAAGTGGTAATCGTAATACATATGCTATTCAGATTGCTAAGGCGTTAGATTTCCGTAGTAATGTTCGCTTACTTGTAGACCCATATACATTAGGGGCTTGGCTAGGCGATGGAAATAGTATGTCTGCTCAGATTACAACTCATATAAAGGATGTTGCGATTATCAAGAAGATTGAGGAAAACGGAGTTCGTGTAAATATCCGCCAAAAATCTACGAATGTTTTAAATACACAGCTTGAACCGCTAGAGATTGACGAAAATATTTGTCGTCGAGGCCATGACATGCGTGTCACCGGCAGAAATAGTGTTGGAAGATGCGCAGAATGTGCACGTCAAAGTGCTTTAAAATCCAAATGGAAGGGTGTTAAAGATATTAAAGTAGACCCAGTTATAAAACATTGGGATACGATGCGGAATAAGTTAGTATCTCTTGGCGTACTTGGTAATAAACATATACCTGTATCGTACTTGGAGGCATCAATAGATGACCGATGGGCTCTTTTACAAGGGCTTATGGACACGGACGGTTCGTGCTCAACTAAGGGAATTTGTGAAATAACACAAAAAAATAAACAGTTAGCAAATGATATATTTGACCTCGTAACTTCGTTAGGGTTGAAACCTACAATGCATAAGAAATGTGCAATTGCGACAAATGGGAATGCTGGGAATACTAGCTTCGTGTATCGAATTACCTTTACAGCATATGCAGATTCTCCTGTGTTCGCTTTAAAACGCAAACAGGACCGATTGATTGATAGAGCTATTTCTACAAGAAAGAGTGAATCTAAACGACGTAGGATTATTTCTGTTAAACGTGTAAAGAATCGCAAAACAGTATGTATTGAAGTCGATAACCCAACGCATTTATTCCTAGCTGGCCGCAATCTTATTCCTACTCATAACTCGGACATAATGAATAATGTCCTAGGGCGATACGCTCATCTTGACCCATGTGCTGTCATGATGATTCAACCAACTATCGAATTAGCTCAAGATTATTCAAAGTCTCGTATCTCTCCGATGATCCGTGATACGAAAGTACTTTCACAAGTATTTTATGAGACTAAATCAGAAGACGGCGCCAAGACACGAGATGGTAAGAACACAATCTTATCTAAGTTATTCCCTGGTGGCCGTCTTATCATGTGCGGGGCGAACAGTCCAGCCGGATTGGCATCACGTCCTGTGCGTGTGCTACTTGCGGACGAAGTAGACCGCTTCCCAGATAGCGCTGGCACAGAAGGTGACCCAGTAGACCTTGCTGCTAAACGTATGACAACGTTCTGGAATAGGGTTATGGGGTTATTCTCTACACCAACTAATGAAGGTAGCTCACGAATCGATGTAGAGTATCAAACAGGGACCCAAGAAGAGTGGCAACATGAGTGTCCTAATTGTGGTGAGTATCATTTGATACGGCACACTGAAATGGAATGTGAGACAGAGGAACATAAGGACGCTAAAGGTCGAAAGATTGTAGTAGTTAGTGATGTGAAATGGCGATGTCCAGATTGCGGATCTACATTCTCTGAAGATGAAATGCGAAAGGTTCATCAAAAGTACATATCGAAAAACCCAGCTGCGTTGCATAATGGCATACGCAGTTTTTTTGTAAATGGATTCACGTCTCCGTGGCTAACCTGGAATGACATCATGAGGGAATGGCTAGAGGCTAAAGGCGACCCTACACGTGAAAAGGTAGTTATGAATACACGTTTCGGTGAGTCATACGCACAGCAAGGTGCCTTTGAAGACTATCAACAATTCATTAGGCGCCGTGAGAAATATGGCGCAGACCTTCCAGACGGTGTATTGCTGTTAACTGGTGCCGTCGATACACAAGACAATCGGTTAGAGTATGAAATCACCGGTTGGGGGTATGACGAAGAATGTTGGGGAATCTGTAAGGGCGTTATCCTTGGGGAGCCTGACAATAAAGCAACATGGGATGCACTTGATGCGGTACTTGATAAGGTGTACCGCTTTAAGAATGGTACAGGCCTTAAAGTGGCACGTGCTTTCATTGACTCCGGTGGTCACTACACATCAAAAGTGTATGAATATTGTGAAAAGAACTTCAGTAAGCAACGATTTGCCATCAAAGGTACGGCCGGAACACCTGGTATACCTTTGAATTATAAGATTGGTAAAGCTTCCGGGAGTAAGATTCCACTTGTAATGCTAGGTGTAGACGATGGAAAACAACAGGTAATGAACCGATTGGCCATCGATGAACCTGGTGCTAAGTACTTTCACTTCCCATTGGATGAAGAATTCCTAGGAACTAGAGGGTATGACGAGCTGTATTTCAAAGGGATCATTTCGGAACATAAGAAGAAAGTAAAGCGTAAGGGCGTTATCCATGAAATATGGGAACCTACTGCAGGGGTTCGTAATGAACCTTTGGATTTACGTGTATATAACCTAGCCTGTATGAATTCTATCCATCCTGATTGGGATAGATTGGCGGAAGTAGTCAAAGGTGGAGGCCATTCCACTACAACAGTAACTACTCCACGAAAGAAACCAATGCGGAAACGTGTTCGAAGAGCTAGTAAAGCAGCAGATATTTAGGAGGATTTATGGCAACAAGTTATTCAAGTAAGCCAAGGCTCATTGACGTACGGTTAGAGTGGTATGTCAAAGCCGAGGAAGCAATATTGACCGGTCAAAGCTATACCATCGGAAATCGGACTCTTACAAGGGCAAATTTAGCCGAAGTAAGGAAAATGATTGATGATTTAGTAGCAAGAGGCGCCAAATTACCAGGCATGGACACCGATAATGGACGTGGAAACCGGTCAAAACGGGTAGTTTTTAGGGATTAGGAGGCAAAATGGCGAGAAAAAACAAGAAATTTAGCGCTAAAATAGGCACTCCGAGGGCTAAAAATAGCGGATATAGTGAGGGTGGAGCCTCTCATAATAACAAATCATTGAAGGGATATAATCCTAGAAAACTTGGGTATAAGGCTGATATTGGCGCAAATCTATCAACTTTGCGTGATAGATCCGCAGATTTAGCTATCAATACACCGGTCGGCACGGCTGCAATCAATACGAGCACCACTCATACAGTTGGAGCAGGCCTCAATGTATTCCCTAAACCTAAATTTCAAATTTTAGGAATTAGCGCAGAGGATGCAAGAACTTGGGCTCGTAAGGTTCGCACCGAGTTTGATTTATGGGCCGAATCAAAAGACTGCGATATTTATCGCAAAAACAATTTATATGATATGCAAAGCATCGCATATCAAGGATATCTTACCGATGGTGATAGTTTCGCTGTATTTAGAAGAAAACCAACAACACCAGATATGCCGTATACATTGCGACTTCAATTAATTGAAGGTAATCGTGTAAGTAATCCGCTTACTAGTTCAACATATGTTACAGGCGACCCGACTGGTGTTGAAGCGCTTAACCCAGATAATGGGAACCGCATATTGAATGGTGTAGAAATCGATACTGACGGTGCTATTGTAGCCTACTGGGTATCTAATCAAGTACCTGGCGAACCACTTACAAGCATGTTAACGACATGGGCAAGGGTTGAAGCATACGGCAAGCGTACAAGCATTCCGAATGTACTGCAAATTAGTAATGATACTAGACCTGAGCAGTATAGAGGGGTGCCTTATTTAGCTCCAGTTATTGAAACGCTAAAGCAAGTGTATCGATACACAAATGCAGAGCTTACCTCTGCCATTATTAAATCGTACTTCGCATTATTTTTTACGGAAGCCGTGACTAACTCCGGTTCGTTAAATGATATGTTGGCCGACAATGGTGTTGATGATCCGACGGAACCAGTAGTCGATGTATCAGAATACAATTTAGGGCCTGGTACATTAAACGCTTTACCGAAAGGCGTGGATGTTAAGAGCGTGGATGCATCCAATGCTCAATCTACTTTTGAAGTATTTAGTACCCAACTCATCAAACAAGTAGGTGCTGCACTTAACCAGCCTTACGAAGTATTGATGAAGAACTTTAACTCTTCGTATTCTGCAAGCCGTGCAGCAATGTTACAGGCTTGGGAAGAATATAAACTACGGCGAAAGTGGTTCGCTCGTGACTTCTGCCAACCAATCTATGAGATATGGTTAATGGAAGCAGTAGCGAACGGCCGAATTGAAGCGCCTGGTTTCTTTGATGATCCATTAATTCGAAAAGCATGGTGCAATGCTGATTGGTTTGGGCCTACTATGTCAATCCTTGACCCTGTTAAGGATATGAATGGTAGTACACTTCGAGTTGAGAATGGAGTTTCCACTCGTGAACGCGAAGCGGCCGAAATGACAGGAACAGACCTTGAAGAAAATATTGCTCAACTTGCATTTGAGAAACAACTTATGGAGAAATATGGCATGGGGCTAGCTGATGCGGTAAATCCTTCCGTTGGCTCTAAATCTACAACGAAAGGAGGTGAAGAGGATGAATAAATTTTGGTCTGTTAAGAATTTTGTAAATCAAGATGGTACCGGTCAATCTGAATTGATTTTGTATGGTGATATTTCTGATACCTCTTGGTGGGGTGATGAAATTACACCTCGTGAATTTGCTAGTGATTTGGCTAGTTGTAATGGTAATGACTTAACAATGCGCATCAACTCTGGCGGTGGTGACGTGTTCGCAGCTCAAGCGATTCACAATATGATTAAAACTTACACAGGTAATGTAACAGCACATATTGATGGATTGTGCGCAAGCGCAGCTACAATTATTGCATGTGCTGCGGATAAGGTAATTATGCCAAGCAATGCTTTGTATATGATTCATAATCCATCCGTATATCTAGGTGATAGCTTTGATGCGGACGGCTTAACTAAAATGGTAAACTATTTAGCAAGTGTTAAACAGACAATTGCAAACGTTTATTTGAGCCGTAGTGACGTTTTGACATCTGAACAGGTAAACACACTTATGGATGATGAAACGTGGCTCACAGCTGATGAGGCGAAGTCCTACGGCCTAATTGATGAAGTAGATACGGCGATTATGGATAATGCAGTTATGAATAACGGAAGGGTTATTGTAAATAAAGTATCTTGCAAATATTCGGCCAAAAATGAAGCCAAAATCAAACAATTTTTAACAAGTAAGGAGAAACCTATGACTGAAAACCAATTCATGGCAAGCTTAAAAGGTTTGCTCGGTATTTCTACAAATGAACCTGCGGAAAACGCAGCAGTAACAGCAGAACGCGAACGTGTTGAAGCGTTAAATGCGTTAAAAGGTGACAATGAAGTCATCAATCGTTTAGTTGATGTAGCGGTTAAGGAAGGTAAAACTGTAGATGAAGTAACACCTTTCATCTCTGCCGTATCTGATATTCCTTCAACTGATAACAAAGTGGTCGACAAAATTCGACAATTAGTTATTGACCAAATGGAATCCGGTGCGGATCAAGTAGCACCTCAAGGTGCATCCACACCAGAAACCAACGATGCAGTAGCAAAAGCTAGTGCAATTGATGAAGTCGTAGCATTTGCGAATGCTAAGAAAGGCGGTAAATAATGGCATATTTCGAACAAGTAAATGGTGTCGCAGCTGATTACCTATTAGGTGGTGGCGGTGTACCGGTATTAACTCAAAATGTAAAAGTAGCAGTCGGCGATTATAAACGTGGCCAAGTTCTTGAAAACAATGCTGGTACATTCCAAAAAATTACAACAACTGGTAAACCTGCAGGTATCGTAGTATCTGATACTACTGCAACTACTGACCATAATGTATTAACTGTATACATCTCCGGTCGCTTTAATCGTGAAGTATTGGTAGTTGACCAATCTTACAAAATTAATGATCATGAAGCGGATTTTAAAGACGCTCACTTATTCTTAACTAGCATTAAATAGGGGGAACTATATAATGGCAATTGATTTTAAAGATACATTTTCCTTAATGCAAGCTGTGGAACGAATGAAAGCACCGGCAAGTTTTTTGCTTGATACTTTCTTCCCACAAATTCCAGCAGTAGCAACTTCTAAAAAAATCGCAGTAGAAACTCGTAAACGTGGTCGTACATTAGCGCCTTTTGTATCTCGTGGTGCATCTGGTGTGAATGTTAAACGTGCTGGTTCCAAAATTGCTTTATACGAAGCGCCTATGATGGGACCTCGTACAGTGATTGACCCAGAACAACTTGATCAACGTGCATTTGCCGAAAATATTGTATCTACAATGACACCTGCACAACGTGCTGCACAAATGCAAGCCGAAGATTTGTCCTACTTACAAGGCACAATTATTAATCGTAAAAACAAAATGGCGGCAGATTTGCTTACTACTGGTAAATGCAAAATCGAAGGCTATGCTGACGATGGTGAAACAGTTCAAGTTGATGAAATCGACTTTGAATTTGAACAAGACATTACACCTACTACTACATGGGACCAAGCCGGTGCGGATATTTATGGCGACTTGAAAATGGCGTCTGAAAAAATTCAAGAAAACGCAGGTATCGTACCAACTGTATTAGTCGTTGGTAAAAATGTTGAAAAATACATTCTTGATAACACATCTATTAATAAAATGTTAGCGATTCCTAATCGTGAAAACATGACAATGTTTAGTTTTGCACCGGAATACCTTTCTCCACAAGTTCGATATGTTGGCCGTATCATGTCCTTGAACATTGATGTGTATGCATATCTTGAAACATATCAAGATGATGAAGGCAAGGTAAAATCCTTTATCGGTGATGATGCTGCAGTATTAGGGGCTCCTGGTCGTGGCCGTCAACAACATGCGGCAGTAACATTGCTTAACGATGACAACCAATTCACAACATATGCAGGTATTTATGTACCTTACTACTATGCTAATAAAGCTACACAAGAATTAACATTGTCTGTATATTCCCGTTGCGTATTGATTCCTGAAACTATCGACGATTGGGCTACTATTAAGACTAAATAGGGGGAGGTAACCTACTTATGAAAATCAGAGTATTAAAGGGTTATTTAGCACATGAAGGCGAGATGTATGGAAAAGGCGAAGTAGTCGATATCAAAAAGAAAGCGATTGCGTTGTCTTTACTTGAATCTGATAAGTTTGAATCTGCTGAAGATGATCCTGTTGAAGTACCGGAACCATTGGAAGTAGTTCCAGATGAACCGGAAGAAGAAATGGAATTACCTGAAGTTGATGCGGAAGTTACGGTGAAAAAATAATGCGATTTAGAGATTACCTAGAAAGCGATATTGACGATGTATTCCTCAATGAAGATGAATTCGCCGAAGGGCATAATCTAAATGGCACCGTAGCTAAAGCGGTTATTCAATCGCCAACGGCGAGGGAGTCATTCTTGTCGAATGGCTCTCACGTATCAAATGACGGATTGCATGGGGTATCTGTGTTTGTGCATTGCAAATTAAAGGACATCCCTGAAATTCCATCACAGGGGAACGTATTCCGATTAGATGGTGATGTGTACATCGTTCAAAGTGCAACGGAAGAAGATGGACTTGTATCTATCGAACTCAGAGCAGAAGCTAGAGGCGGTGTTGACGGATGGTTGAGCTAGAACTTGATAAAAGTGCAGTGAAAACGATTGAAAAAGCACTGGAAACATTAAAAGAAGATAGAGTTCGACGTGTCTGCCAAGCCGCTTCGAAGCGTGCTGCAACAACCGCAAGAAAAGCAGGTACGCAAGCACTACGCAATATCTATGCTATCAAAGGTGTATCAGTCGTAAAGTCCGGTGTATCTATCAATAAATTGAATGACGGCACAGAAATGCGTATCAAAGGTGGTTTTACTAGCGCTCAAAAGTACTTCAAAATTAAATCACTTAAGCGAAAAGGTGTGTTTGTATCGATTAAAAAAGGTACAGAAACAAAGGTACCCAATGGCTTTGTTAGTGCATCAGGTATCTTTATGAAACGCCAAGGCAAGGAACGATACCCATTAAAAGGGATATATGGACCAGCCTTACCGCAAATGTTTGGTAATGAAACTGTTATGAATGCCATGCAAAAAGAAGGCATGGAAATGTATGAAAAGCGCCTATATCACGAATTAGAGCGCGCGTTAGGAGGTAACTAATGACACCATTAGACGTATCAGACGGCATTGCTGCCTATCTCATGGATGAGTTGAGCAAGCTAAATGAAACAAGTGATGTTACCGCGAGCACTATTCGAGTATGGAGCGGTTTCTTACCAAGGGTGGATAATAATGCGGACTTGCGCAAGTTATGCCCTGCAGTAGTAGTACGTCCGTACTCTGTTAATGATGCAGATAGTTCGACTGTAGGGATTACAGTATTGGTTACTACATTTGACGAGGCCTTAACAAAAGGCCATGTCGGACTATATCACCTCTTAGAGGTAGTGCGTGAGCGGTTACTATCTGATAATCCTGTCGCACTTAAATATGAAATTAAGGAGAATACAGTTAATACAACAATTCCTGATGATCAACCATATCCTCAATGGGTTGGATATCTTGAATTCGAAGTGTATATTCCTGTTATTCGTAGAAATCTAAATAAGATATTTACGGATAATAAAGTAATTGAATAGGAGACAACGATGAACCCTGTTGTATATGTTGGGCCTTCGTTCCGCAGTAGCCGGCTAAACCAATTCATGGTATTTAGCGACGGTGCACCACTGCCGGAAGCGGAAGACCCTATTTTTATGCATTTATTCGTGCCTTTGGATGAACTCAATCAAGCAATGATTGATGTGAGAACACAAGGCACACAATTAAATGTATTCTATGTAAACGCATTGAAGAATTATAAAGGAGTGAAGTAAATGGCCTTTTATCATGGCGTCAAAACAAGTGAGCAAGCTACCTCGGTAATTGCTCCTGTCCAAACTACTGCTGGCCTTCCAATTGTGTTCGGTACTGCACCTGTACATCTTACAGAAGACCCTAGCGCAGCAGTTAATAAGCCAATCATCTGCTATAGCTGGGAAGAAGCTGTTCAACAACTTGGCTATTCTGAAGATTGGACACATTTCACATTATGTGAAGCAATGTACGCACAATTCAAATTGTATGGCGTAGCTCCAATCGTATTTGTTAACGTATTGGATCCTGCTAAACATAAGAAATCCACTACAACAACTGCTACATTGACAGAAAAGAAATGCATCGTAAAAGCTGCAGTATTGCTTAATACCTTACAAGTATCTAGCGGTGGTCAAACAGGTGTGGCCAACACAGACTATACGGCTGCATTTGATGACAAGAATCAATTGATCATCTCTGTTATAAAAGGTGGCAAATTCGATTCCGCAACTACATTGAACCTCACATACGATGAACTTGATGTAGAAAACTTTGATTATAAAAACGTAATCGGCGGTGTGGATAGCAATGAAAAGGCAACAGGCTTTGAATTAATTGATACAATCTATCATCATTTCGGTATTGTACCTGGTCTAATTGCTGCACCTGGATTCTCTCAAAATCCTACAGTCGCTTCTGTAATGAAAGCAAAATCTCGTGTTATCAATAACTTATTTGGTGCGACTACGTTGGTAGATATTGATACTACACAAGTTGTTAAATACACAGATGCTTACGAATGGAAGAAAGGTAATAGTTATACAGGTGAATCTGAAGTCGTATGTTGGCCAATGGTTCGCAATGGCGATTATATGTTCCATATGTCTACACACATCATGGGTATTATTGGTAAATGCGATGCATCAAATAGCGATATCCCTACATTATCTCCGTCCAATAAGTCCATGAACATCACAGGCTTGTGCTTAGCTAATGGTAAGGAAGTAATGCTTACACATTCCCAAGCCAACTTATTGAACTCTCAAGGCATTATGACTGCCGTTAATATCAATGGTTGGGTATCTTGGGGTAACTATACAGGTGCATATCCTGGCACAACTGATGTTAAGGATACATTTATTTGTGTACGTCGTTTCAATGATTGGGATGACCAAACCTTCATCTTAACGTATTGGCAAAAAGTAGATATGCCTATCTTGCCACGTAACATCAAGACAATTCTTGATAGTGAAACAATCCGTCTTAACGGCCTTACTTCTCGTGGCTTTATCTTGGGCGGTCGTATTGAATTTAAAGAAGCAGAAAACCCTACAACAGATTTGTTGAATGGTATTATTCGTTTCCACAAATACCGTACACCTCCAATTCCAGCGCAAGAAATTGAAAGCATTTCTGAATACGATGTGTCCTATTTCAAAACGCTATTTCAAACAGTATAGAAAGGAGTAATTAATTATGGCATCTATCAATCAAGTGCCGGAAGTACTTAATGACTTCCGTGTATATGAAGAAGGTTCTGACAACTGTTTAGGTGTTGCCAAAGTGGAATTACCTAGTGAATCTGTAATGACTCAAACTGTAAAAGGTGTGGGTATTGCAGGCGAAGTAGAAGCGCCAGTTATTGGACACTACTCCTCTATGGAAACAAAACTTACTTGGAACACTCCAACAGAAACTACACACCGCCTTACAGGTGGTCGTGGCGTACGCTTAGAAGTACGTGGTGCTATCCAATGTTGGGATAGTGGCAAAGATAAATATGTAATCGTGCCTACACGTGCTGTTATTCGTGGCCGTGCTAAATCTAAAGAAAATGGCACATATGAATCTGGCAATACTATCGATGCAACGAACACAATCGAAACTACATACTTGAAACTCGAACAAGATGGCAAGGTAGTTCGTGAAATCGATAAATACGCCTATAAAGATTCTATTTCTGATGGCACCGACTTCCTTGGCGATGTTCGTGCTGCACTCGGTATTTAGTCTGTAGAAAGGACGATCACTAATGAGTAAACATAACACTATGAATGAAACACATGAACAAACAGGTATTGAATTAGTAAAAGCTGGTCATTCCTTACAATTTGAAGGCATCAGCGGGTACACATTAATTAAATGCGAAAAGTCCGCTAAGGGTGAAGATAAAACTATTATAGTTCCGGCATTATCCATGACGTATCAAGCACATGTAGCAGCTGCTGTATGCGGATGTAAAGTGGATGATATTTATAGTCTCCCGGCTGCCGATTTCACTAGAGTGTGCTTAGAGGTACAGAATTTTTTGCTCAATTCCGAAAAATAACAGACCTAGAACGGTATTTTACTGAGTGTGCAATTACGTGTAGTAAATACACTAGCACACCGATGGACTACTTCATTAGAGAGCTAGACGTGGATGAGTCCATAGTCCACGTTCGGCTCATTAGTGATAGTATCGAGCGCGATAATAAAACAATGAAAGGGAGAAAATAATGGCCAATAAAGTCTTAGAAATGGCGATTGCCATTAAAGGTAAACTCGATGGCGGGTTATCTTCCTCCGTATCAAAAGCATCTCAGGAACTCAATAAATTATCTAATGTAATCAAAGATCAACAGGCGCAATATAGAAAACTACAAGCTATATCGCAAAAGACTGGTAATGTTAGCGATAGGAACGCAGCAATTGCAGCTGAGCAAAAGCTGAATTCTATGTTACAACGGCAAGCCCGGTTACGGTCTAATATCGCAAGTCAGACGGTGCATCAAAATGCAATCAGTAAAATGGGTGGTGCAAGTCCTTTAGCAGGTGCTGCATCAGCTGCGCAAGGTGCTAGTGCTGCGGTAAGTGGTATTACAGGAAAGCTTGCAAGTTTCGCTATGGTTGCCGCCGGTGGGTTTGGTATTGGTGCCATTATAGATAATGTAGTAAATGCTGGTGAAGCACTTTATCAATTGTCTAATAAATTACATATGACAACCGCTGAAACGGCACAATTTAAGAAGATTATGACATTAAGTGGTGTTGATGTAGAAGCGGCCGCAAAGTCTTTCGCTAAAATGGATAAGACTTTGGCTGGTGGCGGTAAAAGTGCTGAAGCTTTGCAAGGATATCTCAGTCAATTTGGTGTATCCTTAACCGATGCCAATGGCAAGTTATTGCCTATGAATCAACAGTTGGATGCAATGGCTAAAGGTTACCAAAATGCGGTAGCACAAGGCCGGGGACAAGAATTCATGCTTGAAACGCTAGGTGCAAAAGGCATGGAGCTTACTAAAGTATTTGAGAACTATGCAGATGCACAAGCGGCCGCATCACAAATCAAAGGCGTCGGAATAGATCCTAAATCACTCCATGAAATATGGCTACAAATGAACATCTTGAAAGCGGAAGCTACGCAAGTTGCATTAGGGTTGGCACAAGCCTTTATACCGATTGCTCAGCAAATATTACCGGCACTAATACCGGTATTGCAAGCTGTTGTAACCTTCATGAAGGATAATAAGGAAGCTATTGCCGCCGTAGTCACTAATGGATTGAAATTAGCCTTACTGTATGGTACGGCTACAAAACTAGCATCAGGTATTACTACAATTACCACGGCATTTAAAGGTGTAGAAACGGCAACGGGTGCATTTAAAGCAGCGGGTGCATTAATAGGTGGTCCATGGGTAATCGCTATCATGGCGATTATTGCGGTGATATACCTATTAGTAACTAATTGGGATACTATCTGTGCCACGTTAACATCTGTTTGGGATAGTGTATGTTCTGGATTGAGTTCAATATGGGATAGCGTATGTTCTGCTTTAAGTTCCGCATGGAGCGCCATTATATCCGGTATTATGGCTGTAATTAATGGGTTCTTATCATTAGGCCTTAGCGCATTTAATGCATTGAAAGCGGCAATAATTGCTTATGTAAATCTATGGTTAAACCTACCAACATATATTGGTATGGCCGTAGGATTCATAATAGGCATTATTTTGCGATTACCAGAGATAGCGGTACAAGTTGGTACTGCTGTTATATCTGCCGTTGTATCATTCGCTACTGAATGTTATAACTTCGCAGTTACTACATTTAGTGCTATGGTCGATGATATCTACAACTTCTTAATTAACTTACCTATGTACATGATCACTTTGGGCGCTGAGTTTGTAGCGGCGGTTATTTCGTTTGCCTCTGAGGCATATGCTACGGCCACATCATGGATTAGTAGTTTGGTTAACGATGTTATTAATTTCATCATGAATTTACCAAGTGCATGTGCTGATGCGGGAGCCGGTTTCGTAGCTGCCGCAGGCCAATGGGCAAGTGATGCCTATAATGCGGTATTAGACTGGATTAAACAAATTCCTAGTGCTGTATCTAATGCAATTTCAGGCGCATGGGATAGCATTAAGGCTCAATTTAGTGGTGGCTTTACTGTAGGTGTTCAAGCTGCAGGCGGTAATGCGTATGCTAATGGTGGTGTGATTACATCTCCGGAAGTCGCATTGATTGGTGAAGCTGGATATCCTGAAGTAATTGTACCTATTGATGGTAGTGCTAATGCTATGAACCTATGGCAAACGGCCGGACGAATGTTAGGTGTGAGTGGTGCGCAGTCAGCTGTAGCGCCTACTGTATCATTAGCACCTAGCGTGCCTGTTGTATCCTCATCTAGTAATAGTGGGGCACCTGTACAGATTACATTTGCACCAGTTATAAATGCTGGTAATGGTTCAACTGATGATATTATGTCGGCATTGGATGCTAAAATGCGAGAATTTGAACAAATGATGCGTAGCTATACCGCCGGACAACGGAGGTTGAGTTATGACTAGTTATACAACAATACAAGGGGATATGTGGGATTTAATCGCTTATAAGGTGTATGGCAACGAACGATACATTAATCTATTGTTAGAAGCAAACCAAAAACATCGTAATACGGCGATATTTTCCGCTGGTGTTGTGTTAACATGCCCAGATGTTCCTGCTGATTCCTTGCCTGAATTCTTACCACCATGGAGGCGATAGTATATGAGCTTACAAAAGAGCCTAGCTAAGGTCCAGAAATGGAAGAAAGATTTAACGCCACAAACGAAGTTAGCACGGCGGGCATGGTGTACGATTGGTTACCAACATTGGGGGAGTAAGGAGTCAAAGGACATCACCGACGATATTAGTAAATACCTTCTTGATGTAACTTTCACAGATAACCTTTCAGGAACTGTAGATGACGTGGCTATCTCACTAGAAGATAGGGGCCGTCTATGGGTCGGCGATTGGTACCCTGTGAAAGGGTCATTACTAGAAGTGGCAATTAATACCGTAGCATGGGAGAAATTAGGGGATGAACAATTTACGTTGCCAATCGGCAAATTTGAAATTGATGAATTCGAGGGCAGTAGCCTTCCTGATGTAGTTAAAATCAAAGGTGTCGCTATTATCGGTAGTACTGACTTGCGGGAGAAAAAGAAAGACAAATCGTGGAAAACTACAACGCTTAAAGCGATTGCTACCGAGAAAGCAAAAGATAATAAATTAAAGCTAGTATGGGATGCGGATTTTGACCCACCGTTAAAAGATGCATCACAAAGTGCTGAATCAGACCTCGCATTCTTGCAGAAACTATGCAATGATGCGGGGTTTTCTCTTAAGGTATCCACTGAACAGTTGATTATATTCGATGATTACAAATACGAAAACGTGAAGCCTAAAGTTATAATTCGTAGACCAGGTGGCCAATATCAACCTGTACAGACGAAGGAAGGCGAGCAACCGCCTTTGATTATTACTAGAGCCTTATCTTATTCGTACAAAAGTAAAACTCGTGAAGTATATCGAGCATGCCATGTGAAATATACAGATAAGGATAAGAAATCCGTTATCGAGGATACATTCGAAGATCCTGACCGTAAGGGTCACACGTACCTTGCTGTATTAGAGGTTAATGAACAGGTTAAAGATAAGGCTGAGGCAAAGAGATTGGCTAAAAAGAAGCTAAGAGAAGCCAATAAAGAAGCCGATACAATGTCTTTTAGTTTTCCTGGCAATCCTCTTATTATGGCATCGGTTACGGTTAATCTCGAAGGATTTGGGGTGTTCGATGGTAATTATTTAATTACTAAAGCAACGCATACATTAGGGGCCAATTATTCAACGTCGATTGATGTAAGGAGGTGTTTAAATGGCTACTGACATATTATCCACATTAGTGGATATGATATTTATTGGAAATGTTTCAAGTACAATTCCTGAAGAAGGTAAAGCCGTTGTTACACGCCTAGATAGAGAAGGTGTTGTAACGGCGCCATTATCTGTCATTAATCGAGGTGCAGCACATGATAAGGACTATTGGATGCCGGCTATTGATGACCAGGTATTGTGCATTATGTTGCCTAATCGGTCCGGACGTGGGTTTTCCGATGGATTCATTATTGGCACATTCTTTAGTAGTGCGGATCCGACTCCAGGCGGTGCGGATAATGGTAAACGTGTACTTACTGTTCCTGGAGATATGACTCTTAATGTTGGAGGTACTTTATCAATTAATTCAAGCGGTGGGGATGTAGTGGTCAATGGTATTTCCTTAGTTCATCATGTGCATGGCGGTGTAGTGTCTGGTGGTTCTACAACATCAGGACCAGAATAGGAGGTATAGATGTATATCGGTTATTTGGCGGATATAGTATTTTATACCGCATTAGATAATGTTCTTACTGTATCGGATGTAACGCGTTCAGGTAGTGCTCGATGGGAAAAGCACAATTTGATGTTAGAAAAGCCTGTCAAACAATTTAGCGGACCTGATGTGGAACAAATTACATGTAAGATTCTTATTTCTGCATCACTTGGACAATCTCCAGATAGTACTGTTAAGAAATTGCGAAATTATCGCGATACGGGGGCTGTATTACCGTTTATTATCGGTGGTAAACCTGTTAGTCAAAACTACTTTGTCATCATGTCTATGAGCGAGGATAGCTTATTCACGGATGCATACGGTAAGACTCAATCTATTGAGGTTTCTCTAACTCTTGAGGAATATTCGGATAATAATACAGTAGAAGAAAAGTCCATGCTAAATCAATATGGTCAGAAGTTCAATAAAGTTAATACGATATTGAGGAGGTTCTAGCCATGTCAGCAACGTATGAAATTAAACCAGTAACTGACAATAGGATATCGCTAGCACCTGAAAGTGAAGTCGCTGAGATTTTGCAGAATGTGCAAACGATTATTTCTACTGTTCGTGGTAGCGTGCCACTAGATAGGGAGTTTGGTATTGATGGTCGCATTATTGATATGCCTATCCATCAGGCGCAAGCTCATCTATCTAACGACATATTCCAACAAATTAAACGGTATGAACCACGTGCCAAAATTAGTGATATATCATTTACCGCCACACAAAATGGGGCGTTGATTCCGAAAGTGATGGTGACTGTATGAGATTATCTGATTTACCTAATGTTGAGTTTTTTAACACAGATAAAGAACACGTTCAACAGAAGGTATTTGATATTTACACAACAATAACAGGGCGAACCTTGGGAGAGGGCGATCCTGTTACTTTATTTTTAAATGTAATTTCGGAAATTATTATCCGATTATTGAACGATGCAAATTATGCAGCTAAACAAAATCTATTAGCCTATGCAGAAGGTGATAACTTAGACCACGTTGGGGCGGTTCCTGCTGCCGTTGAGCGACTACAGGCAACAAAAGCAACTACGACTATCAAAGCTATATTGTCAGCAGTGCGTACGAACTCTGTTATTATTCCAAAAGGTACAAGAATTTCTACAGAAGGTGGCGAATATTTTGCTACTGTTGAGGATTTGGTAATTTTACCAGGACAACTTAATGGATCCGTAAAAGCAGAAGCACAACGTACAGGCGCACAAGGTAATGGGTTTAAACCAGGTGAAATAAGTACAATTATTGACCCTATAGCGTACGTGGATACGATGAGTAACACCACATTATCAGAAGGTGGTTCCGATAAAGAGGATGACGAAGCCTATCGTGAACGTATTCATGAGGCGCCTGAATCATTTTCTGTTGCTGGCCCTGAAGGTGCATATGAGTATTTCACGAAATCAGCATCACATCTTGTGGCCGATGTAGGTGTATCCTCTCCACATCCTGGGGAAGTTAATATCTATCCATTACTATCTGGTGGCGGTATTCCAGGACAAGAATTACTTAAGACTATTACGGATTATTTATCCGATAAGAAACGTAGACCGTTAACAGATAAGCTAACTGTATTAGCCCCTACTACTACGCAATATAACATCGATGCTAAGTACTACATTGAAAAAGGCGCCGATGCAACAGTGGTAAAAGCTAAGGCAGATAAAGCCGTTAATGACTACGTAATTTGGCAAAAATCTAAATTAGGCCGTGATATAGTGCCTAGCCGATTGGTGCAAATGCTCATGGATGTATCTGGAATTAAACGCGTTGAAGTGACTGCTCCTGTATTTACTCCGATTGCAGAACAAAGCGGTGTGGCAGTGGCCAATACAATCGCCGTAGTGTTCGCAGGAAGTGAGGAAGAATGATACGTGATAGTAAGTATACAAGTGCAGAACATCTTCCTTCCTCAATCGATAAAGAGCCAATCAAGGCCATAGCGAAAACGTGGGATGATACACTAGCCGAATTCATGAATACGAATACGCTGTTATTGTGGTCATCTATTGATAGTGAACCAGAGAGTGTCATTGATCATTTAGCGTATCAACTTCATGTTGATGATTATGATAGCGGATTACCAATAGAAACTAAGCGTGAATTGGTGAAGAATTCAATTGATATTCACCGCCATAAGGGAACACCTTACGCAGTTGAGAGGGCTGTACAGACAGTATATTCTGACTCGAAAATTGCAGAATGGTTCGAGTATGATGGTAGGCCTTACTATTTTAAGATTACGCTAATTACGGCTCCATTAAACGGCGAAGCAGATATAGCTAAGCTAGTACGAGCAATTAATACAGCTAAAAATGTACGGTCCTGGCTAGATGGTATTGAGTTTATTCGACGAATTAATTTTAATAAATATTTCACCGGTTGGTGTGGGGTATCTAAGAAAGTGAATATTAAGTGTGATTTCACGAATGCATGGCGCATTAATTTAAATACCCATGTAACGTCTTATACTGTTGAATCGAAGAAAACTAAGATTAATGTAGTGCTAGATAATAGCGTTAGATAGGAGGAATATATGGCAGAATGGTCAAATGCAACCATGACTGATGTTGGCGCGAATTTGCAAGCGAAGGTGAATGCAGGCAAAACTAAGCTGACATTCACTAAAATCAAAGTAGGCAGTGGTGTTAATTCAACGAATCCATTGGCATTAACTGATGTAATCTCCTCTAAGTGGGAAACTACTAATTTTGTAGTTAAGCTAGAAGGTAAAATTGTAAGTGTTGATACAGTTATAACTAATACTGGTATACATGAAGCTTTCCGAATGTCAGAAATTGGGTTATTTGCACAAGATCCTGATAAAGGCGAAATATTGTATGCATACCTTACGGACCCTGAACCGGACAGAATGCCGGCAGAAAGTGGCTCGGTAGTTGTATCTCAAGAATTAACCATCGGAATGGTATTTAGTAATACAGGAAATGTATCGCTAACTGTTAATATGGGAGCATTAGTAACGCATGAACAGCTGGAAAGGCACAATTCCGATGAACATGCACATGATAATCGGTTTAACGCAATTATAGAAAAAATCGATAATATGATTACACAGAAAGATGATGCTAATAAGCAAGGATTAGCCCCAACACTGGCATTGGTAAAAACATTGCTGTCTAATTTGAATATTAAAAATTCAAAAGATGTAATTAAAGCACTAGACACGGAAACATTGGCTAGCCTAGGCGTGAGATATGATTTATCTAATCAATACGCATGGTATATCTGCTTTGGTAAATTATTTGGTGGGCTTATTGTTCAAGGCGGAACGAGTGCACAACCTACTGGATATTCGACGATGTGCACATTTCCGATATCATTCACTAGTGATAGCTCATATATTATTATTCCGACGCCTTCTATTAGTTCAAGCGATTCGCAATATACCCTAGATGTCGGTGTGATTTGGGATTATAAGAAAGCTAACTCGTGCATTTTGAGATGTACTGCAGAAACTGGACCAAGTGCATATTATATTGCGATAGGAAGATAAAGGGGGAAGTAATATGGACTATGTATTTGTGTTAGATGAAAAAGGTGTTCGCCAAACCTCTTATGTGGTCGGTGTTCATGCTGATACACTAGAAGAAACAGAACAATTGGCAAGACAAACGTATCCAAACGCTAACATCGTAACAGGTGATAGTGATATGCAATCACAATTCATAAGCGGTAAAGCATATGTAAATGGTGCATTTGTTGATATTCCTGTAGAGGTGCAAGAAAAGACAAAATCCGAAAAGATAGCAGAAATTAAAGCATATTATGATAATCGTTTTGAAACACTAGAGAAAATGGTATTACGGAGACGATTAATCAACGGCGATATTTCAGACTTGCAAGAACAGTTTAAGAAACTAAATCAAGAAATGGTATTAAAAATCAAGGCGGTGAAATAATGGATAAGTTCGAAATTAAAAGCGATATCCCTGTAATGCACTTTTGCGAATGGTGCTACGCTACATTAAACGAAGATGGAACATGCCCTACAGAGGGGTGTATCCATAATGAATTAATAACGTTGAATGAAGAAGAGCCATAAGGCTTAGGGGGAGTGAATGAATATTCTTAATGATATTTTAACAATGCTCATTAGTGGTATATCGCACGAACACATAGTCAGTATGGGGGTAGTGATTATTTTAACCACTACATTATTATTTGTGGACACAATTCAACGAATTGCTGCAGAAGTGTTGCGGTATAACAAGGATAATCACAGACCTAATAATCCTATTACGCTACTAACAACGTTAGCCTGGTACGGATGGGGAAAAGGTAGGTATATTGATGAAACCACTGGTGAACGGCGTAGATATTTAATGAGTGAACGCCTTAGAGGTGATTTGTTAAAGAAACTATGCGTTCAATATCCGGCATGGATGATATTATCCATCGTTTTTATTTCGTTGCCAGATATCCCTATTCCAAATACAGACTTATTCTTAGACCATCTTTTTTCTTACGCGTTTATGTTGATACCATTTTTGGCAGAATGTTGGTCTATCATCGAAAATTTACGAGAAATGGTTGAAGATGATCTAATCGACATTGGAAAGATGTTTCAATATACAATTGAAATTATAAAAGCATGGAGGGGTAATGGATAAGTTAGCTATCATTAACCGCATAAAGCGGTCATATCAGTCAATTCGAATAGCCGGCATACGGCCAACTGGTGTATTAGCAACGAGGGCATTAGTCCTCGTCATGCTAGTACCGATGATATTAGTCGTTGCTCAGTATGCGCTATCAACGATTAGAGGCTATGTATCACCTGAAGCGAATCAGCTTATCGATAAGGGTATTCTTATAATTGACCATATATTCGTACCATCAGTGCTTATGACCATTGTTGGATTGTGTGGCATGTTCATCGATAAGAACCATAACGGGATTCCAGATAAGCTTGAGGAACCAAATACATTGCCTATGAACAGACCTGGCATACAACAATTAGAGGATGATATTAACCATGACGAGAGGGGGAAATAAATGTTTAGACAAATTACAATGGACGAGTTAAAAGACCTAGCGCTAGATGCCTATGGCCAAATTGAAAAGGCGTACTATCATTGGACAGGGGTAAAAGGTGGTAAGCACTTCACAGATTACCATATCAACATCGACCGAGCAGGTACAATGTGGACCGATATAGAGGCCTTAACCGATTATAAGGAACACACCTATATGCGCAATAGTAACGCTGTAGGCATTGCCATTGAAGCGTGTTGGGATGCAGTCAGTGAAAATAACCTAGGTAGTGAACCACCAACAAAAGAACAGTTGGCCACTATGACACAAATTATGGCGGTGCTTACTATTAATGCAGGTGTGCCACTTGACCTACAACATCAGATGACGCACGCCGAAGCAGCAGATAATCGGGACGGATTGGACCTCTATTATTTAGATCCGACGGGCTATCCAAATAATACGTACGGCCCAGACTCCAACGTTGACCGATGGGACCTCTTGGTGTGCCATGAGGGCGACGAACGATGGAGTGGTGGTGACTGGTTACGTGGCACCGCTCGATGGTGGGGTGCTCAGTGGGGTAGTACAATTTAGGAAGGAGTTACCATGTATGAAACTATCAAGAACAAAGTTATATCTGCGTTTACTCTTAAGCGTGTTATTTGTGGTGTGCTTAGCATTATTTCCATCTATTTCGCATGCAGCCTCATCGGAGGGTACCTCGACACAAGAGCCGACTATCAGCGTACCCGTGAGCAGTTGGAACGAACTCAAAGGGCGCTTGATGAAAGCAGAAAGCTCAATCAACAACTCCGAGAAAGCATTGCAGCAAGCCAACAGCTTAACCGCGACGCAGGGAACAGCATTAACAGAATTGAAGATTATCAACGAAGAACGGACGAAGGAATTGAACGCGCTCAAAGCAATCAACGAGAAACAGGGGCAAGAATTAACGAAAGCCTCCAATCTCTTGACAACGCAAGAAGCGAAATTGAACGAAGCCTCGACCTCATTAGAAGAATTGACAGAACAAATCAAACGCAACAAACGAACCGAACAGCGCCTTAAACGGCAACGTGACACATGGGCCGTGGTAAGCGGTGTATTTGGATTGGCAGGTGCAATTCGTCGATGACTGAGAGGTGATCCATACATCTCCTGAGCATGAGCAGGTGGACTCATGGATTGACTATATAAAAGACCTTACCAGGATATAACTTGGTAAGGTCTTTTTTTTATATTTAATTTATTGCATACAATCTAAAAATATGGTGTAATTAGGGTAATAATAGGAGGTGGGAGTAATGCTGAAAATTCTTAATTGTAATCCACATTTTATGAGGGACCCAGTGCCCGTGTCGAACTATGCTGAAGCGTGGGACGTAATATGTTCCATGCAAAGGGAATTAGGTCAAGGGATACTTGCTGTTGACAGAGAGGCTTGGGAAGTTTTGGGATTAGCTGAGCATTTCCCTGAATTTGTTTGGAAAGAAAATGTAAAGGCGGTATACATTAATAGCGATAAATCGTTACTGATTCCTGCCCCAAGGAGATATTGTAGATCTAATGTTTTGAAGCTTATCAAATTCTTTGGACTCCACTATTCTATCCGAGAAATATAA